TCCTATATTTTGTGGAACCAATATGGTAGGGCTTCATTATGCCGCTCAAGGCGATCATAATGAAGCCGTTCGCATAGAGGCTATTTTGCATGGTATGGAATACTCCGAAGAATTAAGTTCCGACCTTGTCTTTTCAGAGCGTGAAGGCGTAGTCTGGTTAGGAGGCAAGGAAGGAAAAATTGAGAGTGATGACGGTGACCATGTTTTTGTTGGTCGCGATGGGCGTGTAGTGTATCTGAATGAGGACTACTATACATCGCGGTTACATGATTACAATGGGGACCGTGATCAATACAACGATTACGATGTTGATTATGATGATGATGTCCCTACGGGTGCCGACTTGACTTCGGACCCGTATGGAGATGATCCTTATTTTGATGATCGTGGTAGGGTTACCACCATAAATAAGCAGATGCAGAAGCTTAAAAAGAAGAAGCCTCAGCTTAATATGGAGTTAGCGCCCCCCAACGTGATCGTTCGTATGGGACTGGATCCTAATATTTTTAAACAGATCGAGAGCAAAACTCCGGTATTTTCCGGGTCTTATCCTCCAATACAACAGGTTTCTATTGATATGATAGAAGCTTTTGGTGATAAAATTTCGAAAGAAGGTTTTGTTCCCGGAACGTATGGTGAGCCAGTGGTAACTAAAACGGCCGAGGAGCTTAGTTTGGTTAAACATTTGGCCTTGTTTGAAGATAGAAAGAATACAGTGTTGATTCCTCCGTCCGAGTCGGAGATCGATAGGGTTGTTTTTCTTTGTGAGAAAATGTTGGAGAATAATAAGTATTCTCCATCCCTTGATTATAAAAAACGGAGTGGTATCCGTTCTATTATAGAATCAACTTTAGTGAAAGGTTGTAAGAGTGCAGGCTTCCCCTATGGAGCCGATGGTTTGCCGACCAATAGTGACGTCATTCGTGAATTAGGCCTGGATGGTCTCATTGATGTCGTTCTATCTGAATGGGATAACCCATTCGACCTCAAGGCGTTTTTGAAGACTGAACCACACAAAGTCTCCAAGATAGAGGCCGGGTTGTTGCGAATCATCACTGCACTACCGTTACACAAGATGGTTAAACACCAGGCGTTATTCCATAATTTAACTGCCGCTGGTGTAACTAATTGGCGTAACAGTCCGTTGGTCTTCTTTAGTCCCCAGGTTCCTGGTGATGTAGAGAATTTGTGGAAACGGATGAAAAAACGGGTTTTTGAAACTGATAAATCTAATTGGGATTTCAACATGTTTGATTATATCTTTGAGATTGTCAAGTTGGTTATTGATAATTTGATCATCAAGCCATTGGATATGTCTGATGATGATTTTGACCAGTACCGAGTCGATGTGTCGAACGCTATCGATGAAGTATTCCAAAATTCCGTTTACCGTTGTTCTAATGGGCATCGTTATCAGTTAGATGGCGGTGGCATTATGAAGAGCGGTTGGGTTCTTACTTATTTCGTTAACTCTATATCTCAATTAATTCTGCATTTACTCGTTTCCATACGTATGGGCTATACGGATGTGCAAATCCTCTCCGAAGACATGGGAATAGTCGTCGGAGGGGACGATGTACTCCAGAGTATACCCGACGATTTTGATGTGGATCGTTGTTTATTTGAATATTCACAGTTAGGTATTAAAATTACTCAGCACAAAGTTCATCAAGATATGAACGGTGCTGAGTTTTTCTCTACAGAGTTTTGGAAGCATGATGATGGTATTGTTAGATACAAGCCTGTCAGGTTTACAAAGCATATATATAACTTGAGAACCACGAAACCTGAGTTCTTGTGTGCTGCTTTAGGTTCGCATATGATGAATTATTGTTGGGACATGTCCAAATTTAAAATATTTGAGAGCATGTTCCTGTGGTTGGAGAAATATCATCCCGAGTTGGTTGATAAATCTCTATTCAAATCCCATACTTATTGGAGATACAAATGCAAAGGATGCGAATGCGTCTGATGTATTTGGGATTTCCCACATTAGGTAGGTTAGGTAGGGAAAAATTTAGTAAATTAAAATCCAAAACGGATTTTACAAGAAACTACTGCGGGTTATATTATTCCGACGGTAGAATTCAATCTAGTACTTCAAAAGGATCTAGATTACCAGTAGACGAGTTAGATTTAACTTGTCAAGAACACGACACTTCGTACGCTTTAGCTAACGGAGATTTACAGTTGTTAGATACAGCTGATAAAGTCTTTTTTGAAAAGAATTTCGGAAAAGGCGTCACATCTTCTATATACGCGGTTGCTGTTAGACACGGTAACCAAGCATCTAGAAAAATCGCAGCTTTAATTCCATTTGGATTAGCAGTAGCAGGATTTGGTATATCCAGTTCGTTATTGCCCCCAAAGCAGAAGTCAGTTTCTGCCGGAGATCAAAGTTACTTTAAACCTCGAACAAAGAAAGACTTCGAAGAGAGTTTATCTCAAATCGAATATAAACCTAGTTTGCGCGGGTCTATCTCAGAGCAAACCGAGTTTCCTCCTTTATCCGAG